CCCTCCCCCCCCTGTCTGGGTCATAACTTCCAATAACCACTCTTGTCGATAATGGACGAATGCTGATGTGCAATGGCTTACGCATTTTGGTCACTATCATCTACATTTTTAGCCTTGTTATTGAGACTGAGCGGAGGTTTTGAAGTGGGGACTTCCGCACCGCTACTGGTTCCCGAGGGGGTCTCGATCTCATACTCACCATCGATGTCATCAGCCTTCTTCGGAATGCTGTTGATGAGTTCCTCAAACGACAACGCATTGATCTTCTGGTTGATGTTGATGGTGAGTTGAGCGCCACCTTCGCTGTCGCGGATCTTGTCTTGAGCGGTGCCGGCTACAAAGTTGAGCTCGGCGGCTTTCATCTTGGAGACTTGGGTGGGGTCGTTGAGCTTGTCGCGGAGGGCATCGACTGCTAGGCGTCGGACATCTTTCCAGCTTGAAGCGGCGACTTGGGATTCCTTGTCTTTGGTATCGGGGTGGTTAGCAATGATGCGAGAGATGACCGCAGGCTTGACGCCCAGCTTGGTGTTGATGGCAGAGACCGTCATGCCCATGAGGTAGAAGTCGGCGACGATGTCGCACATCTGGCGAAACTGGGAGGACATCGCATCCCAGTTGACCGTTTCTTCGCACGCAGCGGCCTGTTCTAGGGCTTTTTCCAGCTTATTGGGCCTTGACCCCATCTCGGACTTGATCGGGGCTTCTGCGCGTTTCTGGAGTTTCCATTCCTTGGCCTCCTCGTAATCCATGGGGCAACCGGCGTCGAACCACTGGGTGGCGGTCTGGACGCTGACATGGAAATCAGCGGCCAGTTTGGTGGCGATGCTGTGCTTTGTCTCGGGTTTGGCTGGGCGTTTGGGTTTCATAGTCGGGCCTTCCAGTTAGTGGCCTCGACGACAAGGCGCCGAGCTTCCTCAGCGGAATGCCAGTAAACCTCCTGCTCCCCGATATCGCGGGTGTATTCGGGCGGCTCGATGTGGTTGAGTGCCCAGCGGAGATAGGTGGCGAGGTCTGATGCGAGTTGGCAGGTATGAGAGACGCCGGGATGGTCTTGCCATTCGCGGCCGCAGGCTTGGCACCCGACAAACGGGTCGATGGGTTTTTTGGGGTGGTTCATATTATTGCTCCGCATAATCTATTTTGCGGATTTCGATGGTTGGAAATGACCCCTCCGAAAAATTACTCCTCCGCAAAACAATCCCCCCTTCTTAGGGGGATTTTGCGGAGGTAATTTTGCGGAGGTCATCCATGCTCCGCAGAATTGGAGTATTGCGGAGGTTTTGCGGAGGTTTTGCGGAGGCAGGAAAAACATAGTCAGGCGGCGGCTTTCTGTGGTTGAGTGTTCTTGTCTAGGACCCGCTTGATGGTGTCGTGAGAGACCTTGTATTTTTTGATGGCGGCAGAATAAAAACCTCGGGTGTTGTCTGGCCAATTGGCGTGCATGGTTACGATCTCAAATTCTTGCACATCGTTGAGTGCGGACGGCCTGCCCGACTTGCCCTGCGACTTGCCCTCTTCTTGGGTCTCCTCGGGGAGTTCTGCCGGTTCCCAGTGCAATCCCTTGTCGGCATGCTTGATCACGATGTCTGTGGTTGGGTGGCCGTGGTTATCGACTACGGCAGCCCGATTGCCCCGCTTCGCCAGGAGAACCTTGAAGATTCCCTCATGCTTAGTGGTCTGGAGCACGCAGATAGCGCGTGCCCAGTTCGTTAGCTCTGATGAGCCGAGGCCGATGTAGGCATAGTCATTCGCATTCCAGTGCGCCCGGCTCTTGCTGTCGCTCTGGGGCTTGCCAGTGTGGTGGCTCCACACCCATGCGAAGCCGTGCTCGAAAGCCAGCGGGTTGCACAGCTCGCGCAGGAAGTGCGAGGCCACAGCTTGCTGGGAAATATCATCCCCGATGAATGACAGCAACGGATCCCCATACACCAGGTCGAACGGCCCGTGCTTCGCAATCAGCTCGCGGATGACCTCGATGAACGCCTCGCCGGTCTGAGCCGTCACCCGCGCCACGATCACATTTTCCCGCAAAATATCCACCGCCTCGCGTTGCGTCATCTTGGATTGGGCTACTACATACGACATCACGCCTTGCACCACCTCGGCCATGTCGCCCATATCGTTCTCCGCCTGCACGATTAGGCACTTGAGCTTCCGCTTCGGCTTCATCCCAAAGAACGGCATCCCCAGCGCCCAGGTCATCGCCTGCTGGAGAGTGTAGCTTGATTTGCCAATGCCCGACTGCCCGAGGAGCAGGAGCTGGCCGCCACGGCACAGCCAGCGGTTCCCCACCAGCGTGCTTGAGTCGTCCTCTGCCTTGTAACTCCACAGCTCCTCGAAAGTATGCATCTCCACGCCCACCATCAAAGCCCGAGGCTTCGCCAGCGTCTTGAGCTCCTCCAGCGCCTCCGCCACAGGCATATCCCCCGAGGCCAACCGCTGACCGATTTTGGTCGCCTTGCGCTGCGCCGCCGCCGAGGCGATGTCAGCCAGGTATTCCGACACGATGGCGCCACCCGCCGGGTTGTAAGCCAGCGACGAGTCCGCCATCACCAGCCCATCCCGCCAGCACACCATGCCCGACTCCTTCGCCATCCGCTCCGCCACCTTCAGCAAAAACGGGTCCCGCTCGATGGCTTCGAGGATCGTCGTGCCCGTCGTGGCCTTCTTGGCGTGGTGCAGCCGGTGCGCCGCCGCGTAGTAAATGCCATTGAGCACCGAGACAAAACTATCGGGATCCACAATCGCCGACCTCGGCACGCCGGCGAAGCCAGCGACACTAATGTAGCCGACGACGGCGCTCTCTTTTTCGAGGTATTGCATTAAAAATTGTTTTTCTGTTCCCAGCGTTGCACCCGGCGATCAAATCTCGTCCACCGTAGGTATTCCATTTCAGTCATGGCTCCGGCCTTATAGAGCCAGTCGGCAAACTTGCCGCCCTGCGCAGCCATTCCCCATCCGCTCGAGTTTGGATGGTGCCTCGACTCAAAAACTTCGCACGGCCATTGCTTGAGACGGCTGCGCCAATAGCGATGCCTTTCCTCGTTTGGAAGTTTCCCGAAGAGTTCGAGTTGCATTTCTATTCCTTCACATCCCCCGCATACACCGCCACAGCCAGCGCCGCCCACAGGTGGGAGCGCATGCCGTAGGTCGGGCCGGGGTTCTTCTTCGTGCCCTGCGGCCCGAGGCGGTCGATCAGCGCCTGCCGCACATTGGCATCCTTTGCCCTGGGGGAGTGGCAGAGGTGGAGCTTCGCATCGCGCCGGTAGACCAAGCGCGGCTCCACCCGAGCCACTTCCACGAACCGCCCGATCCACACACAGGTCTCGAAGACCTCCTTGCCCACCGCCATGCCGTAGGAGGCGATCATCTCGCAGGCCACCGCGTCATATTCGCGGCCGATAAGGATTTGGCGGATCTCCGCATTCGGCAGGTGGTCGGCCTCGAGGATGCGGCGCCCGTCCCAAAGGACAAACGCCGTCTCGGTAGTGCCGGGATCGAGGGCAAGGATGGTCATATGAGGTCCGGCAAATTCCGACGCTGCGAGGCGCCTCTCACCCAATCCCGCACGGCCTCGATGGTCTTGTCGTCGAGGTCGGCAAAAGCTCCGGCGCCGTGCTTGAGACGGCTCCGGCACTCTTGGTCCAGATCGTTGAGCACCAACAAGGCGTCGAGCCCCGACTGCGCGTAGCGCATCTCGGCCTCGTCCTCCGGCAAGTCGAATTCCAAAATGCCCTTCATGGTTAAAACGGAATGTCGTCCGAGGTTTTGGGTGCAGGTTTCGTTGGCGCCTTCACATCATCGCCCCGGTCGATCTTCGCCAGCCGCTCGGCCAGCGCCTCGATCACCGTGGCATCCACCTCGTTCTTCGGAGCCATCTCCGCAGGGTTCAGCCACTTCACCTTGTGCCGGGTCTCGTTGTTGTATTCCTCGGAGTCCACGGTGATGCGTGCCATCTGCCCCGCAAAACTCGCCGCACCGCTGGCCAAGGACTTGATGTCCCAGTTCTTGCCAAAGCAATCGTCGAGCGTCTGGATCGTCCGCCGCGCCGCGGCCTCCGTCAGGTAGCCCCGCCACACGATCTCGCGTCCTTCTTGCGAGCCCGAATCGGTCACAAGCAATGGAATGCGAATGAATTCGCTCCCGCTCCCCGACACGCCGATCCAGCCATTGCCCGGCGCCTTCACCTTGCACAGGTATCGGCCCGACTCGTTCACATATCTATTTTCGTTGTCCATATTAGTTTAGTTGTTTGGTTTGTTTGGTTTTCACTTGTCTGAGTTGTTTTGTCGTCGAACCCGTGCGCACATGCGCGTTCAGCGGTTCTTTGCCCAGTTGAGCCGCCCACTCCCGGTAGGCTTTGCCGGACATCTTTCCGCCGAGTGCCAGGATGATGGATTCCACCGGCGCATTCGTCTCCCGCGCCACCCACAGAATCCCCTCGACATCAAAGTATTCGCGCCCCTTGACTTCGGTGAGCTTCCAACCATCGACCTCGCGGCCGTCTTCGAGCATCGCCTTGAGCGCCTCGAGAGCCGGTTCGGCGATGGCCTTTTCGACGGCCTTCCATTGCGCCACGAATTGGCCGAGCTTTTCCGGCGTCTCCATCACCCGCTCCAGCATCGAAGACAGGGTAGGGGACTCCGCGGCGATCACCGCCAAGCCCTCCTCCACCGGCTTCACAACGGCAGGGCAAAAATCGGAATTGGCACACCACCCGCAGTAGTCACACGCCCGAGGCTCCGCCGCAGGATCATTCACCTCAGCAATAATGCGTTCCACAATCTGTTTCGCCTGCTCCAGCGTGAAGCGGTAGCTCTTCACCACTTGGTGGTCGCAGTAGAGCACATGAGCCGTATATTCCTGCTCGAAACTCATGTGCATCATGGCGTAACAATAGGCCGCGAGCTGCTCCGCATACCCGCGTAACTGCCCTGTCTTCAAATCTGCCACCCAGCCGAGCTTCTCACAGAGCGCATCGGCCGTGCCGATGTGGGCGATTCCCGGCGTATGCATCGCCAGATACTCCTCCCGAGTTTCGATGGTCCCCGTCCGCTGGTAGTCCTCCATAAGGGCGACCGCCCACTCAACCGCTGGGCGGTCCTCCGCCGGCAGCGCGTCGATTTTGGTGCGGTCGCCCTGCAACCCCAAACGAAAAGCCTCGTCCATCACCGTTCCCCGCTGGGCCGCTGGCCCCGCATCCCCCGGCTTCGGTGTGTATTTCGGGCAAGCCGCCAGTTTCGGCAGCATGCTGTGTCGTATATTATTCATGGTGTTTATTATTTAAAAATTTTGCGTATGCTTTTCCTGTCAGTTTGCCTCGAGAGGCTAAAAATCTGTCGCAGGCGGCGTTGATTTCATCGCAACTTGAGGCCGAGAGGTAGGGGGGCAGCGCTCGAATGTCTTCTGGCGTATAGATATCAACACGCAGTTTTCGTGTGCGCCACCCCTCGGGGGAGGTTTTGATTTGGAACAAACCACCCGCCTCCCACAAAGCATCCAAGGATTCCCTCTCGAGTGTCACCTATGCGGCCTTTTTTACCGCCTTGAGGAAATCCTCCGGCCTCGCCGAGACTTGGTCCCGAAGCGCCGGCGGCATGTCCCGCCAAGTCTGGCCCTCCGAGATTTTGCCCTTAGCGAGCAACCAGGCATTCACGACCTCCGCATGCGGCTCGAGAAAGGTCTCCAATAGTTCCGCTGCCGCATAAACCTGCGCCGCAGCCGCCACCGGAGCCTTCACCCCCCCGAAAAGCGAGGAAATGCTCGCAAACTCCAGAGGCAACTCATCCGCCAGCTCCGAGCGAGTCTTCGCATCGTAAGCCGCCGCATGCGTCGTAAAGAGCACCCGCTCCTTGCCACCTCGGCCCTTCGCCTTGCCAGATTCCGACTCCACGATCCGAGTCTTGAAGTTGAGAAAGAAAAGGTGATCCACCCACTCCTTCACCAGTGGCCCCGTCTGCTTGATCAGCTTCAGCTCATAGCGATCATAGGCTTGCACCTGATCCGGCGGCTCCACCCGTTTCACCTGAGCATGACCGATTAAAACCACATGGATCCCCGCAACGATGAGATTTTCCAGATCGTGAAGGAAACGAGCCATCCGCTCGCTTGCCATGGTAAAGCCCTTTCCATACGGAATCTCCTCCAGCGACTTGATCTTCTTTTCCGCCTTCAGATCGTCGATGCACAGGCGCTCTGCCCAATCGATGGAGTCTAGGACGACCGTCTTGTAGCCATAGCTACCCGAGGCCAGCTCCCGCACCACCTCCAGCAGCTCCGCCCAAGTCCCGATCTCTTGGCGAGGCACATCTAAGTGCGCCGTCCCCTTCTCCACATCGAGAAAGACCGGCTGCGGCATTTTGGCGGCCAGCGTGGTTTTGCCCACGGATTCCACCCCATAAAAGCAGACGCGCTGCGCCCGCTGTAGTTTTCCTGTTACTATGTTCAGTTTCATAAGTTTAATCCTCGTCATCAAATTCTTCCCAACGCCGGCGGCCCTCCTCCCGGCGATTCTTGAGTTCCTTCCACATCGACTCCCGCCCCAGCATGTAGCTCGCGTAGCAGCTCCCCAGCGTCAGCACCGCCAACAGGATTCCCATCGCCGCGCTCATTTAGACTCCTCCACCAGCACGGTTTTGAGTGTCATCTTGGCCACCGGCCTCACCTCGGCCTTTTGCTCCAATATGAAATAAGTCCCGCTCGAATTCTCATCTCGGTCCATGAGCGGCAGGTCAGTGGACTTCCACCAGCCCTCAAAATCGTTCGCAATGAAACTCTCGGCGTTTTTCCTCGTCTCAAACGGCCCGAAAACCGTTTTCGTTCCGATGTTCTCGCCGTAAGACTCCTTATCAATCACCCAGAAAGCGCTCATCGTGCCTCCCCCCATGTGGTGACCCAGTAGGTTGCGACCCCCAGCACAACGGCTGGGCCGACAGCGCGGAAAAATTCCCACGCGAACTGCAACTGACGCACTATGACTTCATGTTCCATAAATTATCTTTCCAGCACCACCCGAGTGGGTGTGCACTTGTGCACCCTGTAAAATTTCAGCCGCGCCTCCGCAGGGGTCGCCGCCAAGATGTAGTCCCCAAAAGGCCCGAAGAGCCCATTCGCCATGCAGTGCCAGAGTCTCATCAGGCCGCCCTCCCCATCGCACGAGACAGGTCATTCCCCGACAGCCGCAGAGCCTTCAGCACATCCGCCTCGATAAACTTCCAACTCCGCCCCACCTTAAACGCCGGAATCTTCGAGTCCCGAGCCCACGACTCAATCGTCTCCTTCGCCACACCCAAAGCAATTGCGATCTCCCCCGCAGATTTCATTTCCTCGCCCCCCCTTTGGTTTTGGCTTTGGTCTCCCGAGTCATTTTCTCACGGAGAGCCTCCGCTATTAACCGACTCACCGGAGCGCCCACCCGGTCACTCTTTCCTTTTAGGTAATCCATGAGACTTGCTGGAAGACTCACGCTTGTTCGTTCATATGCTGTCTGCATGACTCATACCGATATGATCGATCATACTTGTGCGACAAGAGATTTTTTTTGGGGAGACACAATTAGGTGTTCACCCCATCGAAAAAAATACTTGACATCGGCTCTGGCAAAGGGTCTGCGGGCTAAAAAATATTTTTATACCCGCTTGCATTTTTCATATCCGATATTACTAGTAAGGCATGAGTGACGAAGAAAACTACCCGCGAATAACCATCACCCTTCCGCCCGATTTGGCTGCATGGGTGAAGCTAAAAAAAGACGAACTCGACGCCAAAGACCGCCGCATGAAAACCAGCGTCAGCGCCATCATCGCCGACGCCGTCGCCGACATGAAAGCCCGCGACCAAGCCAATGAATCGGGAAAGTCCACGCCCCAGAACAATTTGATCCGACCCTCTACCGAGACCTACGGTGGTGGATACTTAACTCCGAAGACCGCACGCTACCAGAAGGGTGGGCGGCGCAAATCCACGACCTGACCAAATGAAAAAAACCACCATCCTCCTCATCGCCTTCGCCTCGGCCCTATTTTTCACCGGCTGCGCCACGCCCAAAAGCACCATCGACCTCGAGGCCAGCAAACGCGCCTGGGAAGCCAAATTCACTGACCGCACCGTCACCATCCATAGCGCCCCTAGCGGCGCCATGATGGATCTCAACGGCGATGTCGTCGGCATTACCCCCTGCACCCTCGAGCTCAAGCGCTGCTACCGCGACAGCTGGCCCGCCAACGGCCTGTATGTCCAAATCCTCCGAGCCCGCTGGCTCGACGGCACCGTGCAAGAGCAGCATTTCCACACCATCGCCACTCCGCCCAAGCAAGTCGCCTACCTCCATCCGCACGCCCAGCACTACATGCGCCAAGCCCTTCCCACCCTCAGCCAAAACTGACCACTCGACGCAACACCGACGCAACGCCCTCGCAAAACAATGAAAACCAATCCTCCATCTGCGATTCGTAATCGATAGGTCACGAGTTCGAGTCTCGTCATCGGCTCCCCTTCTAAAAGCCCGCTGAACCCCATGGAGACTGGTTCGGCGGGCTTTTCTGCTTTCTTCGTTAATATGTTTGAAAATTCGCGGAAATGGCTGAAAATGGGTAAATGGACGCAACGGACGCAACAGGACGCAACACGCCCTTGATCACTCTTCGGGAGGCCACGGTGCGGGGGGAGGCCAAGCATGTGGTTTTTTCACGAATCAATGGCATCGAGAAACGGACTTTTTTCCCGACGCGCTTGGAGGCGTCGCTGCACCGCGATGCTCTTTTGACGAAGCTACAGGCCCGAGGGACGGAGGCTTTTGAGCAGGCGGCGGGGATGACCGTGGCGCAGGTTTGGCGGGAGTTTAATCTGGTTCGCATGCCGAAGCTGAAGGAGGGAAATCACAAGCGGCTGTTGCTTTGGTGGTGGGGGAAATTTGTGGCGGAGCATGGGCCGATGGATTTGTGCGATATCAAGCCGGGGCACATCGACAGGTTCCTTACCCGCCCAGAGTGGACCGGAACGACGGCGAAGCAGGGCTTTGATTACCTGCGGCTGGTTTGGAACTGGGCGGAGCGTTTCGATTTTGCACCGCGGAATCCGGTGCTCAAGATTGATGTGCCGGTGCGGACGACCACGCACCATTTGCTCACGCCGAAAAATGTGGAGCGGTTGTTGGATTTGACAGCATCCAAGAATCGGCTGCGGGCGTGGTTGGTGCTGGGGGTCTTCGGGGGGATGCGGACGAGCGAGGTGTGGCGGG